TTATATTTGCACTTGCTTTATTCACTACTGCCTGCAATGCTTCTTGGACACCAAGTGCAGAAGAGATTGCTCTTAGCGCCAGAGAAGACGCAAGAGATGCTGCACTTTGGAAACTACTTGCAGTAAAATAACGAAAGATAAAAAATGGATATAAAATTAATATTAAAACTAGCCAAAGTCTCAGAAGCCACTTATGATAATCCAGATAAAGCTAAGATTAAATTTAAAGCCTTAGGTTATGATATAGTTAAATATTTTGAGAATAATGGAGCCGAAGCTTATATCATTAAAAATTCTGAAGAGTTTGTTCTATCATTCAGAGGAACTCAAGTCACACAAATGTCAGATATAGTAGCTGATCTTAAAGCTGGTAAAACATTATCTGATTCTGGTGGAAAAGTCCATATTGGATTTAATGCCGAAGTGAATAAACTCTGGTCGGATATTATGGCCAATATTTTTGAGAATATTCCTGTTGATAAAAACTTTCATATAACAGGACATAGCCTTGGTGCAGCTATGGCAACTATTGCAGCCAGTAGGTTGCAGGAAAAAATAACAACCCTAGTGACGTTCGGGTCACCTAGAGTTGGAACAAAAGAATTTGTAGAATCAATCCGGGTCGATCATTATAGAGTACAGAATAATAATGATGATGTTGTAAAAGTTCCACCTTATCTCTTGGGGTATAGACACCATGGAGAAAATGTATATCTAAACTATCAAGGTGAAATTCGCAAAAAAGGAATATGGGGTCGTGTACAGGATATGATTTTATCCAGGCTTCTTGGATGGAAATTCAAAAAACACTTCAAGGGAGTAACTGACCATCTAATGGACAATTATATTAGTAAATTAGAAAAGAATGTATAGGCTCTAATTACTACTTAATATTATAGTCTCGTCGGTAATTAGTTCCCATTTATTTCTTTTGGATCTAATGTCGACCTTACTGAATGGTATTTTAAATTTTGAATAGAATGAATCAAAGCATATAATTTCTTCTCGTTTCATATCTATTTTTTCTATTACTGACCAATGATAAACTGGATGTGCAATACTGATAATTGCACAACTATTTCTTTTCAGTTTAGATTGGAGGCAAGATAGATATTCATATGCATCCATAAAAAAATCATTCTCAAATGAAATAGAATAGGACATTTTCTTCATGTCCTTTTCATTCTGTAAGGTGTAAGTTAATACTTGTTTAAGAGTGTCACCATCAATACCATCGATAAATTTATTATGAAACTTATGAGGATTCATTTTGACCATAGTTTTCATAATTTGTTCAGCCCTTTTAATATCAATATTTGGCTTTAACAAATGTATAGCATTTAGTATGGAATAAAATCCACATAACCCATCTACAAGTCCTTGGGTATATGGTTTCTTTACTTTTCGCATTGCAATTCCTAATCCTGTTTTGTTTCAAAAATCGTGGACCATTTTTTCAATTTGGCCTTTTTATTTCTCATGGCTTCAGTAACATTAGTGCTATCAACAATACCCTTATCAATAAGAATACCAATCATACCCATTAAATCACCTATCTCTTCCTCTAATTTCTGGTTGTTTGTTGGTGAAGTAGGTTCTGGAAATCTCATATCAGCACCAAATCTAAAAACTTTGGATACTGCTTGTATAACCTCCGCGCATTCCTCTTGTAATATTAAGAGAGTCTCTCGGTCTTTACTATTCATTAATTTCTTTCATGTATGCTCAACAATTTCTATACCAGCCGCAGCAATGGCACTGCAACAGATTGGACACGGTTTAGCCAACTTAGGCCTCCCGTGTTTATCCCAGCGACTGACAAATATTCTATGAGCGTTTTGTAAATTTTTTAATTTGACTATTGCATGAATTTCGGCATGAAGAAAAATCTTATCTTCGTTGCCGGTGAGTTTAGCGTGCTCAGCTTGTAATGGATGAGATTTAATATAAGAATTTTGGCCAATGCTAAGTATATTACCCTTTCGGTCATATATCACGGCAGTTAGCTGGTGTTTAGTTTTCACAAGAATAACATTACATCAATATAAAAACCTATTTGGGTTTCGTAAGAGAATTAAATATACTCGTAATAGAATCCCAACGAAAACTCCGCCACTCTTTCTTATCTGTATCATATACTGCTACAGTGTCTTTTAAAGTAGTTACAGATTCACCTTTAGGATGTTTATCTTTCGGAATAACTTCCATGTTAAGGGTACACTGCATATTTCGTTCTGTTCCATCTTTTTTGACAAATGCAATTCCAACAGTTTCTTGTGTGAGAAGGTTAATCAACCAAAATTTACCTTCAACATCCATTGGTATAAAGTTATTCATATTAATCCTTACTTTTTTGAAATTTTAAACTAGTGCTGTTGAAAAATAGTCCCAATAGAACAACAGCACACCATGTCTCTAGAGAATATACCACACCCAAGGTTGGAAATAAAGTATTAAGAGCCCAGATAATAGTGAATGGACCAAGAACCGCAAATAAGACAACAACCATTAATACCGTAATGTACATCATATTTACTTTCTATAAGTTTTAACAAAAAAAGCATCCACTACTTCCTCAAGTATAACATCTTCCTTGAGCGTTTTGAGGTAATCTTGGAGCCATTTACCGGATTTATTGGTTTTTTTAACCACGCACCCATACACACCTGAACCTAAAAGGTGGTCAACATAAGAGGCCGGGTCACCGAATATTGCTTCAAAGGTTTCATCAAATTTAATCTCTCCGTCCTTCTCTTGAAACAGAAGAACATGATATATTTCTCCTAGTTCGGTCTTATCTTCATATCTGCCGTTAGCCATATCTTCGGTAAAATCAAATTTAGATATAACCATTTCATCGGTTTTATCTCCGGGCAAAAAGAAGATACCATCGTAATCAACAGTTGAAAGCATATGATAATTCCTTTTTTAGATTTTGTTTATCTGATGCTCTCCGATATGTTTTTTTCATGGAGACAACTCGCATTTTATACTTAGGCGTTCTTAGGTCCTTAGCGATAAGATTTTGTTTATACGGTTTAATATTCATTCTATTCAGACTCAATTATCCGAATCATTTTTCGCATAAGCGTTACCATTGAAGTCATTTCTTTTTCAATGTTCACGGGTTTTTTCTCTACGCAAAAAGATTCTGTTTTAAGTTTTTGGGAAACAGCCTGACAATCCTTCATGCTGTTAAAAGTATGAGCCTCAGAAACTCCGGCCGAGGTAATAATCATCAAGGCAAAAATAGTATTCATTATACGATCCTTAAATATAACCCAGAAATATAGATGGTTAGAAGCCCGAAATTTACGGTCATCATGGCTTTATCTTTTATTCTGCAAGCCCATATTAAGAACAAAAAAGAACCTAGGTTCAGTAAAATCACATTTAAAGGATCAATAGATAGAGCCACACAAAGCGACCCAGCCAACGTAATTACAGTGGCGACCCACTTCAAGATACTATTCATTTCGCATTTCATATAACCATTATAACATAATGGGTATAGTTGTCAATGGCTTCGTAAGCTCTTGATTTTGTTATAAAACTTCGTTCTTCCTGCCAAGACTGGCTGGGTCTGTACCTGCGGAAATGTAGGTATAGTGTCCCTTGTGAAGTGGTGCAATACAAGTGCCTAAGTGGTCCACTATTTCCCTATCGTTCGTGGAAAGTTTATGGTAATCTTTCATTATGCCAGTCTTAGTTAAAGGACCAGAAACGCCAGTATCTACAGAGGAGCATTTTTTATAATCATCCGAACCAGGTCTAGTATAAGAAATTTCTTTTGGAACAAATTGAACAAAAGCTTTTGCTTTTCTTTTTGTATTCTTTGTTATTCCTAAACTCTTAAGCCACTCTTCATTTCTAAGTCTCTCTTTGAGTGGCTTTCTGTTTTGTTTTTTTCTAGATTTAGCTTGATGTAGGATCATTAACGATTCCTATAAACAAAAGACTCGGTTATTCTTTTGGTTACGGGGCAACGAAATTGTATTAAATCGCGGCCTTGGATATCTTCGGAAATGTCGATACACTCAACCTCATCGTTTGTATGTTCTTCTTTACACTCTCGACACAATACATAATTTTTCATTTTTAATTATCCCAGTAAAAGTTTCCATCTGAATCATTAGACCCTTCATCATAATCTGGACCAAAAAACCTTGCATCCGAAAGCAACATCATATCCTGTTCTTCCTGAAATAAGATGGCTTGAGTCAGGCCTGAATCTTCGGAAACATCCGCGCCCATTTGTACCAGAATAGAATTAATTTGATTGGTTGTATTCATATTGCACCTTAGAAAGTGTTTAGAGTAGGTTTAAGTTTAGCGATAAGAACCCGTTCCCGAGCATGGGCTGGTTTTCTTCCGCGGATAACTTCAAGGACTTCATATGTCCAATTTTTATCCCAGAGATTACGAATAGCTTTGCACATAGCCCAGTTTTTGTTTTCTTTTTTTGCTCTTGAGATATGTTTTTGAAAACGAATCTTGACGGATCTAACATAGGCCGATTTTATCGCTACTGTTAGACCAATATAAGTGTCTCCTGTATCGGTGCAACGAACCCGGTACAGAACATGGTTTCGGTCATTTCTCTTTTTACGATTCATGCAACCATTATACCCTAATACGGGTTAATTGTCAAGCCCATTGTAAGTTATTGATTTATAACGGCTAGTAGGGTAGTACTACCGATGCAAAAATGCGCTAAATCCGATGATTCCTTGAAAAGTGCATTTTTTGATGTAAAAAACGCTTGAAAATACTAAAAAAAGACTGAAAAAACAGATAAAATGACTCATTTTATGAGGTTCCTGAAAAGTCTTAATTTTTATATTTAAAAATAGATTTGTTATAAATCAGATAACACGGATAAAATGGTATTTGCTAAGATACATTGATTTTTCCATGCATGTTGCTCCCAAGGAAGATTAAAATAACTCATTTTTGAAGATTTAATTTCTTTTCCCATCCAATAATGTTTTTTTCCTACTACACTAAACATACCAGAGACTATTTGTTTAACGTGCATCATTTCATGGGCCATCACTTCAAGAAGCCGGTCTTTTTTGAGCGAGGTATCTAGTTCCATGAGAAGAAGATTGTCATTTATCTTAGTTACCGAGCCGGAATAGGTTATTTTTGCATTCTTAGTTCGTGAACGGAGAATATTTGTTGTATTCTTACTAATAGGATTAATAATTAGATTATATCGGCTCCCACCAATTTTCAAATTATCAATAAAAATGGTAATGCAACCATCTATAAATTCAGCCTTGTCCGAGCGCCTCATGTTGACTATGTGGTTCATTTTGTTTCCTTATTGTCCAAGTTCCATTCTTATTATCAATCCACTCAACGGTATCTCCCTCTTTCCATCCAACACTTTTTAAAATTTCATCGGATAGAGGAAGAATAAGGTCTTTTGTCTCCGGATCTTCCTCAAGTGTAATTGTCCAACTATTTTCAGTTATGGACATAAGGTCTATCCCAGCATCCGACAGTAACATGGACATAATAGGCCGTGTTAAAATAATCCGTCATGGCATCGCTCTCGTCATAATAATCAGCCGAGTACATAGCCGGGAGAATTTCATCCAAGGCTTCTTTTGCGATTCCAGAGAAGTGGTTTTTGTAGTGGTACGGATTTACATCGGTATAGGTTTGTTTTGAAACTTTAAATCCTTGTGCCACTTGATACTGGTCACGGGAACAAGTTTCATTAGAGTTACCGATAAAATCAATAGGTCCCGATTTTATGAGCAGGCAGATACTACTATGATTTCGAACGGACAAGGAACCTTTGAGACCAAACTTAGCCAGAATAGGTTTAAGTTTCCCTTGGATTTTTGCTTTCTTTTCCTGATTCATATAAGCCATTATGCAGTTACCTTTTTAAAATAATTATACGGAAGACGATTTAAAAAACACAGGTATTCTAAATCCCCGTTACAATCGTCAGCATCAGCAATCCATTGAATTGCAGTTTCCCGGTCTTTTGCTCCGGTATTAATAACACTTTGAACCCGAGCTTCAAATTCCAATGAAGCCTCTTTTTGATCAATTTCTTCCTGTATAGCATTAGCCTTACAGATAACCGCAAGCTCCGCAAATTCACGGTCAAAGTCCTCTAGTGTCCAACTTGAGGTATCGATATGACGCGGCCGGAAGCCGTGTGCATCCTTGAAATAATCCGAGAATGTTTCCACGGATTGTTCCAACGGGGTTAATTCATCCCAAGATTTAAACACTGTTATCTCCTTATTCATCTTGAAACCATTATAACATACTCCTAACAATTGTCAAGCCTCATGTAAGCTCTTGATTATAAACCAAATGTTGAGACTATATCATAGAATATTACAAACATAATTGCTAGAAGCACGAACCACTCTAGAAGAGTGAATTTTGAAGTTCTTATACTATTAGTAAGTGTTCGGATAAAGTTCATTATATTGTATATAGAAGGATATAATAAAATCTTCTACTTGCTCCGTGGTAAAATTTGAATAATCTTCTGGATGCCCATGAAAATAACGATAGGCATTTCTTGGTCCCCCGAGGGAGGAGTCATGAATTTTTCGGATATTTTCTAATTGATTTGATAGTATCATAATTTATATTCTGTGGTACCTCGACCAGGAATCGAACCCGGAATCGCACTTTAGAAGAATGCTGTTATTTCCATTTAACTATCGAGATAATTATTTGTGTGTGCAAGAGGCGGGATTTGAACCCGCATGGCCATGAGCCGGCAGATTTTAAGTCTGCTGTGTAAACCGTTCCACCACTCTTGCCTTGTTTTAATTATAAAGGATTTCATGTGCATTAAATTCTGTTTCGGATAGGCGATGGTCATTGATGAACCAATATTTGTCGCCATCGGTATATTCGCAAGCAGGACCATCTTCTCTATGAAGTTCGCCATTACGATACCATTCTGTGGAACCATCGGTATATTGAATTGCAGGTCCATCTGGTCGATGAAGTTTCCCATCAAGATACCAGAATTTGGTACCAAATTTATTGACGGTATATTTGACCATGTTGTTTTCTTAAATGTAAAATTCAGTTTTAAAACCGCAGGCATCATATACCGCATACCGCACCTCTGTATCGGTAGCTTCAGAGAAGTTTTCGTTTTCGGCCAAGTCACACAAATAGCTGTAAGTCATCCTCCAGTCAAACTTATGTTTCTTGGCGATTTTTACAATGTCAGCAACCACTTCGTTGCCGGCATCGGTATACATCCCGAAATTTTTGTTTGCTTTCATTTTGAGATAATTCCCAGGCTGTCACATTGATTCAGCGCATCTTGAAAAGAAAATGCTTCCGTGAGCAATGTATCCTTACTGAAAATTTCATAGACTTTGGCATTTTTCTTTTGAATCTTAAAAGTCTGGCCATTGACCACTTTCAGTGCGGTATCTACGATAAGCGGTGACACTATGAATTCGTAACTCATTCTTCATTCCTCATTAATAAGATACCATTGTAACAGGTTTAGATTAAATGTCAAGCTCTATTTTACCGTTTAAAATCATATACATACAAGTATGAATCCATATCGCCAATTAGATGTGCCTATAAATGCCACTTCGGAAGAAATAAAACTTAGATTTAAGACACTGGCTCAGTTTCATCATCCTGATAAAGGAGGTGATGCAGAGATATTTAAACTTATTAGGTCTTCTTATGAGATATTAATAGACCCTATCAGGAGAAGAAAATTTGATTTAACAGGAGATTATTCTCCCGATGAGAATTTTCATACAGAGGCTCTTGGAAGGTTATCTGAATTTGTTGTTGAGTTAATATATACGATTAATCCTGATAGAGACAATTTTCTGGATATACTGAGGACTAAAATTGAACAATTCAAAGCTGAGTTTTATAAGAATCAAATTTTAGCCAATGACCAGATACTTCATCTTGAGAAAATTCAATCTAAGATAAAGATTAATCCTGAAGCTCGTGTGGCTAACAAAGAGAATCTTCTATATGCTTTTATAGAGAATCAATTGGAGATGAAACGAAATGAATATAGATTAATGACTCGGCGAATAAAAGTATTGGAACATATGATGATTATTCT